CCGCCCGTCGAGCAGCCGCCCGTCGAGCAGCCGCCCGTCGAGCAGCCGCCCGTCGAGCAGCCGCCCGTCGAGCAGCCGCCCGTCGAGCAGCCGCCCGTCGAGCAGCCGTTCCCCGCTGGAACCGTTGGGTTCGCGGGAGTTCCAGAGGGATGCTTCTGGAGTTCTGCTCTCAAGTGCGTTCTGCCCAACAACGATGAAGGTGTCCTGATGCATTCGGCGGCCCTCAAGGGATGGCCGGCCGAATCGATGGTCGACGCCAAGAAGACGGTCAAGGGTGCGTTCGGGTACAACCTGACGTTCATGGCCAAGACCCAGTTCGATATGAAGAAGCACCAGAAGAAGGCCTGACATATGAGCGTGCCGGAGCTACGATTCTACGAGGCGATAGTGATGAACGGGGCTCCGGATCCCGAACTGCCTGGCCATTTGTCGGTCATGATCCCAGGATTGTACGGCGCCAACGAGGTGCCGGTCCTCGTGCCGCCTCTGTATCCAGGATGTCACGCCGGAGGTTGGCAGTCCAATCCCACAGAGGTGAATCCAGACGACCCAGATGGAGGGCTCGAGGGGAATCCACCGAGGGTGACCGTGGTTCAGTTCGGATATGAGTCGTTCTTTTGGATCGGCACGTCTCAGGCCTGGGATTTCATCTCGGCCAAACCTGGCAAGAGGGCTGGGGCCAGATCGGGAGATGGCCGTCACTCAGTGTACATCGACGATGAGCTGGGCGTGTACATCACCGCCGGGTCAGATTCCGAGGAAGAGACCAGAAATTTCATCGGTGTCGGAACTGACGACACGGTACAGATGAGGAACGCCACCGGTGGAATGGCATCGATATCCACCAACCAGGCTCTCCTGATGAGCCCCGGTGGAGACGTTCTCTGCATGGACGACAACGGTGTGCTCCTGCTCCACAGGGGCGGATTGGCGGGTCTCTCCCTGAGAAACGGAGATCTGGCTGCGCTCAACGCCAAGGCCGCCCAGATCAACGCCGGCACCATAGAGCTTGGAGGGGGATCTGCGCCACCCATCCATCCGTACATGCTCACCCTCGAATTCTTGGCCGATATGCTGACCGTGCTAACCGATGTGATCGCCATCGGAGCCGCCATACCGACTCTGACGGCCTACGTCGCCACTAACGCTACGACCATGGCATCGAAGATCGGAACTTCTCTGAGCACCGGTGCCCCGTATCTCTCGAAGAGGATCAAGGGGGACTGATGAGCCTCTGCAGGGTGCCTCAGATCCCGATCCCCAGTCTGAACGTCGACCTGCCGATCCCCGATCTGCCGCCCATCCCATCGATCCCGGTGTTGAACATCGAGCTGAAGTGCCCCCTCGAGGACCAGAGCCTCTGCAGGGTGCCTCAGATCCCGATCCCCAGTCTGAACGTCGACCTGCCGATCCCCGATCTGCCGCCCATCCCATCGATCCCCGTGTTGAACATCGAGCTGAAGTGCCCCCTCGATTAGGAGGTCGCCGTGAGAACCATGGAATGGCCGCCCGTGATCAAGAACGGTCGACTGGGATACGTGGATGGCAAGGAGGCGGCCGGTGTCATCATTCTGATGACGGTCAGCGACCTGTCGCAGAACCCGTTCAATTCTGAGGACCTCTCACTCGGAGACATCACCTTTCGAGTACAATCCAGCAACAGGTCCCGCATCGAGAACGCCCTGAGGCGTCTCAGTCCGATCATATCGATAGAAGCGATACACGAGACGAGGGGCGAGGACGGTTCAGATGAATACCAGGTGATCTACGTCGACAGAGAGTCCAGAGCTCAAGGATCCATACGAGTGACCTGAGGGAGGTTGCGTTGGCCGAAATCCCGAGGGATCTCAGGTTCCCGCCGGCTGCCGTCGTGGACTATGACGACGTGTTCAGGGAGCTCGTCAGGATCAAGGAGCTGAACTTTCCCGAACATACGGTTCGCGACATGGCGGATCCGTACATGCAGATCCTGGCGCTTCTGGCTTCGCTGGGTCAGCATGCGCTTGGGCGGATGAATCACGCCCTGTTGCAATTCTCGCCTAAGACCGCCAATTCCAGACAGGCCCTCATAGGCCTCCTCGAGATCGTGAACAGGCCGCTGGAACCGATGTCGCCGGCCCAGGGGCCGGTGTACGCCAGGGTGAAGGGAACGTCGTACTCGGCCGGCGATCTGTTGGTGGAAGCCGGACAGCGCATCGCTCCTCCATCCACCCAGGATCCCATGTTCTCGGTGGACGAGACCGTGGAATTTCCGACCATCTCGACGTTTCACGTGTCGCATCACGACGTATCTGATGGCGAGCTGAACGCGTTGAGCGCTCCGTATACGGCTTCGGTGTCAGAAGGCGACTCCATGGTCGTCGAGATGGACACTCTGGCGTTCAACTCAGTCGCCTTGACCTTCGACACGCCGTTTGTAGACCCGGCCGGCATCATCGTGGAACACTACAACGAGGAGTACGGCTCAGTCGACTCGGTGTCCGACGAGGGTGCTCTGTTGGTGTTCGTGCTCGACGGGTACCTGTGGCACGACGAGCTGTCCATCCAGCCCAGGGGGTTGGAGGTCAGGATCCGACACAAGCCGTCCGGTGTGGCCGAGGATACCACGGTGATACTCCACGCCGGTTCCCTCAAGGCCACGACATCGTTCATGGGCCAGGCGTCTCCAAGCGTGTCAGCCAGCGACTATGAAGTCCTCGCCGAGTGGCGTCCGGTGAGAGGATTCGTGGACAACACCGTCGGATTCACTACCGACGCGGCTATTGACGTCGATTTCTCCAAGCTGATGGACGAGGACGTCCTGTGGTCGAAGAACGCGTCAGGAAGATTCGCCCTGAGGTTCAGGGTGGTCGACATGGGGGCGAACTCCGACCCGTCGAACCTTGTCATCGACGGGGCGACGTCAGACGACAACCTGTGGGTGGTCACGTCTGTATCCCAGGGCGTGAGGATCGTCAGCAACATCGGACAGACCGACGGGACGACGTTCCAATTCATGCCGGTGTCCAGTCCACCGATACGAGAACCGGTGGAAGATCCGGCGATCGTGATCAAGGTTGGCAATGACGATGAGTGGTTTGTCGTCGAGGATTTCTCCAATTCCGATTCCACGTCGAAACACGCCCTGTTCATTGAGGACCCGGACGATGGGTGGGGGATCCTGTTCGGCGATGGAGCTGTCGGCCAAGTGCCGCCTGAGGGAGATTCGGTTCGAGTAACCATGAGGACGGCTTCCGTGGAGGCCGGCGATCTGGCTGCATTCGCGGAGATCAGAGCGATCGGTGGCCTCGGAGAGCTCGACACGTGGACGTTGTTCAGAGGAACCGATGGCTACGCCAAGAGAGAGGTGGACGACAGAGAGTCGGCGCTGAGATTCAGGAAGGCCGTGCTTCCTCAACTCTCGTTAAGAGCCGAGAGCGTCGTTACAAGAACGGAGATCGTCACCGCGCTCACCGGCGGCGCGCCGTACAGAGCCACTTTCGAGACAGAGGATGGGCGTAGGCCGTTCTCCAGAGCGTTTTACACCCTGGAGGGCGCCGGAGATCGTCAGTACAGGATCGTGACGGTCGGGTCTGAGGCCGACGCGGACGGAGCCGTGAGCAGTTCTGACCTCACGGAGGCCGAAGAGTGGTTGAACGGGGTGGAGATCGGCATAGAGATCATCGGCGGTCACGGTCCAAACAACACGCAGGCGATCGTCACACAATTCGTACCGAGGACGCTCATCCCCACGATCACGGTCACCATCGCCAATCCCAACGGCGTGAAGGACCAGGTCAATCAGATCGTCAGGTCGTTCTTCAAGCCCCACGCTCGAGATTCGGACCAACAGTTCATGTTCGACATGGGTGGGTTGGTTCCGCTGCCCATCCTGTTCGGTCAGCTCTGGGCTGGCATTCCCGGGAGAGTCTACATCGAGATATCGGTCACAGACGGAACGGACACGTACGGGTCAGGGGATGTCGTACAACTGTTGGAAGGCGAGCTTCCTACGCTCGATCCGACGTTTGACCCGACCGTAAACGTGATCGTAAGGAGGCCGGATGAGCTTTGACGATCTGGATCGCAAGGGACTGGTATCGCTGGGAAGAAGGTGGACGCCCAAGGGACTGGTGTCCGACCCGGTGGCCAAGCGGATGGTGGAGTCCCTGATCCAGGCGGCGGCTCACGCGCTCAACCCTCTGCTCGACATGGAGTCGTATCTACCGATCATCTTGAATCCGCGCCGATGCGCCGACGGAGACCTGTACAGGTCTCTCGAAATGAACGGCATCGACGTGAGGGGGGGATCGCTCAGTTTCGACAAACTTCGACGTCTGGCCATGCTCGCGCCAGACCTCAGGTCATGGCGTGGGTCGTTCAGAGCCCACAGAACGGTGGCATCGGCCCTGACGGCCGGTCCCGTGATCGTCAGGTCATGGATATCACAGCGGGTGATCACGGGATCGTCCACCATGGCCGTGACGCTGTTGTATCCTGAAAACGTTGACGAGACGTTGTTATTCGTGTTGGGTCAGGGTCCCAGCGCGGAGGACTTCGTGATCGGAGAGGTGGAGGATAGGATCGACGAGCTCGCCAAGCCTGTGCTCGATTCGGTGGACGTCGTGGAGACGTTCGCGCTGACATCGTGGAGGAACGGCGTTGGCGGATGGGTTCCAGTCGCTGACCCGGGATTTCCAGACGAGGTCGAGAGCGACGTGCCGTACGAGTTCGAGGCCATGGCTCTGGGCCCCGGCGTATCGGCCACGGTGATCCAATTTCTGATGTCTCCCACGGCTGCTCCTGAGGAGGATGGAGACGCATCGTGTTGGTGGACGACGGTCTTCTTCAAGACGGCTGGCGCCGCCGAAGGAGACGTCTGGGAACACTGGGTTTACTCCGATCCAACCGGACCGTTCGGCGCCGGGGACGGGTACGTCGTGAGGATCCCAGTGGGAACGTCCCAAAATCTCACCGTGCACAGGGTGGTGGGAGGAGTGCCGACTCAGTTTGGCTCTCATCCGTTCACGATCTGCAACAGTCCAACGTCCGGCGGATACCATCGACTCGACGTAGTTTGTTCGAAGAGTGCGAATACGTCGGCCAGGGTTAGAGTGTATGTGGACCACGATCCAAGTCCGTGGTTCGACGATTCGGGATCGGTGATGACTCGTCCGGCAGGGGTCAGGACGTTCACCGGACTTCGGACCTCCCTATTCACCACAGGCAGACTGAGGGTGGCCGCGATCACGGCCGCCTCGAGGTGACGAGTGGCCGACAGGAACATCTACGCCGGATTCTTCAACCGAGCCATTCTGGGCGCAAGGACCCTCGAGGACAACATCTTCGAAGCCGTACGTCAAACGGTCAGAGATCTCGGTGGTAGGATCATCGGCGAATGCGTGGTGGACGGGTCTGGCACCGGCCTGGAGATCGTCGATGACGCAGCCGCGATCAACGAGCGGAAGTTGACGGTCGAGGGCAACCTCCCGTGTCTGTCCGACTCCGGGGAGGTGTTCATCGGCATGGGCAGCAACTCGGCCCTCGTGACCTCTGTGGAGGGATCGAGAACCATCGTACTCCACGATCCGGCGTGGTTCGAGGATCTGCCGTACGAGAATGACGACGGCACGACGTACAGGGTATACCTGCACAACACCAGGTTTCCGATCGATGTCGGGATCGGTGACAACGGCTCGAGGGGATACTCCAGATGGGTGGACGCGCCCGGCGTGACGGTCGCCCCATCGGCCGTCAGCGACGGCGGGTCCGGTCTGCGCCTGAGGGTGACCACCGGTCTGACGGGATTGGGGGTTCAAGAGTGGCTCACGTCCAACGATGAGGATGACGACTGGTCGTACGACTGCATCGTGTACCTCGACACAGACGTTGCGGGCGTGACCATCTCCGATGATGATCCTGATGTGGCCATCGCATTCGGCGCCAAACTCACGAGACTGGCGATCGGCGGGTGGGTGGTGGACATCACCGGGATTGGCGACGGATATCTCGGTCAGGCGTCGCCGTCTCTCGTGGCTGCCAGGTACAAGATCGTGGTGCTCGGGCCAGTCATAACTACTACGAACTTCGACTCGAACAGGAGTTACATCTTCCTCGGCACGGTGGAATCCGACACGGTCGCCGAGATCATCGACATGACCGGACAGCACGTCATCGAGTCCGTCTCGCAGACCCTCAACGATCTCTCAGGCGTTCCAGAGACCGTGATCGCCAAGGGATGGACCGACAGACCGACCCTCACCATCAACGCCGACGACCTGGACATCGGAGTGGGCGAGGCGTACGTCGATGGTGCTATCACCGTGACGTCTCTGGACACCGTCGGTCCGTTCGCTCCGTCAAGCACGACGTACGTGTACTGGGACAACACGGCTCCAGGGTGGGACTTCTCGACGTCGTTCAGCACGGCGGCCGGGGCTTCGGCAGTTCCAGCGTACAGGGTGGAGACCGACGGAGCTTCCCAGATCACGCTCGTGACGACCATCATGAAGATGGTCAACGAGTTCAACGAGCAGCTCGTTCTGTCTGTCAGCGGAACGTCGGCGCATCGAGCGATGTTCAATACCCTTGAGGGTGCGTTGGCGTTCGCAGCGGCACTCAATACCACGGCGACCAATCGCAGAGGGTACGTCATCGAGCTGTTGGGCAACGTCACGGTCAGCGCGTCGATCTCCGATGCTGACCTTGTGGGCGTCCCCAACGTGACGTTCAGAGCACGCGGCGGCAGGATGATCGCCTCATCCGCCGGAGCGGCCATCGACGGCTCGAAGGTCGCGTGGAGCTTCGACGATCCGTTGTTCAGGGTCGCGTCCGGCGCCACCCTCAGGAATTGGCGATTCGAGGGGGTCTACTTCGACTACAACGGCACTGGAACCGCGGCTGACACGGCCGTGGTCGCCAACTTCGGAGACGTGGACGGACTCGAGTTCGTCGAGTGTACCGTGGACGGCAATGACGTGCTCGGAAGCAACGTGTATCTGCCCCACGTGGTGTACTCTGAGGCCAATGAGGTCAAGAGGCTCACGTTCGACAGATGTAGGCTGTACTCGGCCGAGTCGGTCCTGTGGGTGACCGCGGCGGCTGAGGCCAGCTCGTTCCTGTTGGTGAGGGACTGTGTGGTCGAAAACGACTCGGCCGCAACCGTGCTCAGCCAAGCCGGATTCCTGACGGACATCGGAGCGGCCGGTGGGACCCAGACCAAATGGACGATCAGGGGCAACAAGGGAACGGCTCTTCAGGGCAACGGCATCAGATCCCGAAAGCTCTCTGACTCCAGGATCCACGACAATGACCTGGACGTCACCGGCAACTTCTCGGTCGTTCACCTCGGCAACGACTCGGATATGACGGATGTCGTCCGCATCAATATACGAGACAACTTCTTCAGACGGAATGACGGCACGACCGCTCCGCTCATGAAGTTGACCGGTGCCGACACGACATCCGCGTTCAGAACGTGTTGGTTCATCCATGACAATCTGATTGACGGCAGGACCGCTCCGGCTGGATCGGTCGGGATCGACCTGAACGTCGATGACATCGTCGGCCTCGGGGAGACCAGCGGCAACAACCTCATCCACGACAACGCCGTGGTGAACGTTGAGACCGGCATCACGGTGAAGAGCCTCCACAGATCCCTGGTCCACTCCAACGTGGTGGTCGCCGAGGCCGCCGGTATCGCGGTGAGCATGGAGGATGAGTGCACCGTGTCGGTGTACGGCAACGTGATCGCGCTGGACGGGGCTGACCCCAGCGGGATTGTCCTCGACGCTCAGGGTGGAACCGACGAGCGAGGGTTCATGGCCTTCGGCAACGTCATCGACATGGTCGATGCGGCGTCCGGAACTCCGATCGGCATCAATTGCCTGCCGAGTGGCGCGTCATCGGCGAGCTCCGACTCTCCGGCCGTCTTCGCGTTGAACGTGATCCTGGGGGACTCCGGGTTGACGTGTAGGGGACTCCTGTTCCAGGGCTCCACGGCCGTCGTGATCGGCAACGTCATGAGGGATTGCGGAGTCAGATTCGATGAAGGTCTGGGAGGCGTGGACAGCAGCGAGATCGTCTTCGCTCTGAACATCCTCGAGTCTGGAGACGATGTCACTGGCGACGACATCAGCGGATCCGCATTCGTGGGCAACGTGTTGACGTCTGGCAACTTCACGTTCGAACTCGCGGCCCACATGGTGGTGACCGGAAACCACATCAACAACGCGATCTTCGGCATCGACGGAGGCACCGGCGGAGGGGTGGTCCTCACGGGCAATATGATCCTGAACAACATCGGATTCGACACTCCTGACGGTCAGGACAGCGTGATCGTCGGCAATGTGGTCGGCGGTACGATGAACGATGGAGTTGCGTCTCAATCCGTCGTGGCTGTCGGCAACTACTGGACTGACACCAGCGCAGCCCACTCGTTCAGTGTTCTCAGCGGGGTGTACGTCGGCAACAAGTTCAATGACGATGTCACCCTCGAGGCGTCATCCATCAACGGTGTATTCGTGGGGAATAGGATCGACGGGTCCCTCACCAACAGCGGCGGTGATACCGTGGCCAACAACGACACCTGAGGTTGGCCGTGTCTGACGACGGATTCGACAGGTTGGGAGACTCGGGGGTCAAACGCCGAGCCATGGAGGCCGTGGCCGATAAGATGGGGCTCGATTCGGCGTCTGATCTCAGGAGGGTGCTGAAGGAGCGCCTGACGGATGCCAGGTCTGGAACCCTCACAGATGCCAGACTCGACGCGTTGGATTCGGCCGTTGACTGCATCCAGAGGCTCGACGCCTTGGACCACCCCTGGGTGTTCGCTCAGAGGTATCTCAGACACAAGTTCATCTCAACCGATCCGATCTGTCCCAATTGCGACAATGAGGTCCCCCACCGAACGATCCTCATGTGTCCATCATGCGGCAAACCCGGGCCGTGGGACATGAGGGAACACGCGGTCAGGAGCTCGTACGTCCACTACTACTTGGCCCACCAAGTCTCGCTGCTGGTCAAGGCGTCACTTTTGATGCCAGGCGGCGAGAGCTACGCGGACGGCATGGCCACGGCGTTAGCTCGAGGTGGAGCAAAATCGACGTGGCTGCTGGAAATCACTGGTCTGTGGCTGGTCCTGACACTCAGGAGCAGGTGCCTGTTGGTGCTGTCCAACACGACGGATCAGGTGGCAGAACGTTGCAACGAGATCAAGACGGAACTCGAGGAGAACACCAAGATCATTGAGGATTTCGGAGAACAGATCGCCAGACGAGCGGACCAGAGGGTGTGGACCAGAGACGAGTTCATCCTACCCAACAGGTCTCGGGTCATCGGCAAGGGCGCCATGCAATCGATGCGTGGCGTGAAGAACAATGAGTATCGTCCAGATGCCGTGATCAGCGACGACTCCGACGATGACAAGTTCATCAATACCCCTGAGATGGCCAACAAGATGTGGGGATGGTGGGATCAGCGCGTCGTTCCGGCGTGTCATCCCAATGCGATCTTCATGTTTCACGGCACGGTCATCGGAGAGATGGGTCTTCTGTGGCAGATCCTCACGGGTCATAGAGGAGCCACGTTCAGACGCCAGACATTCGAGGCAATCCAAGAACGCCCCGGATGTTCGCAGTGCGGCATGCCGTCGAGAAGCGTCGGTCCGATGGACTGTCCGGTGTGCAACGAGCGCACATCGGCGATAGAACCGTGTTCTTATTGGGGTGCGAGGTTCACGGTCCAAGCCCTCGAGACGATCAGAAACAAGATCGGCCATTGGGCGTGGCAAACCGAATTCAAGAACAAACCCCATGACGATTCGACGTCATGGTTCAAGAAGGACTGGATCGACGGAGCGTTGAGACACGACCTTGCCCCGTTGACGAAACAGGCCAGACGGGTGATACCTGGAAGCATCATCGAGTGCACACTGAGCGGTGAGGAGGCCGTCAAGATCTCCACCATGGCGGACCCGGAGATGAAGCAGTCTCCAGGAGATCTCGGACCCTATCAACTGATCGTCCAGTCATGGGACCCCGCGTGGGCCAGAAAGACGGGCAAGGACCAGTTGACCGCGTGGATGGCCGGATGCGGAATGGGTCTCACCTGGGACGACAAGTTCGATCTGTTCTGGATCGATAGAGACAAGGGTCTGACTGGAACGTCGGCATACAGGGAATGGATGTACCGCACGTGGAATGATGACATCGTTCCATCCAAACCTGCGGATCGACCAGGTCAGATCGGCATGATCATCGAGAGGAACGGTGCAGGCGTATTGTTCCAGTCGGGTGTCGAGGAATACTGGGGATCGATACCCGTGATCGATCATCAGACCGGCACTGAGAAACACGATCTGACAGACGGCGTTCCGGGCATGGCGTCGGATTTTTGCGCCGGCAAATTCATTATTCGATATAACGGTTCAGAGAAATACAAGCAGTGCATCGACGAGTTGGTGTACGAACTGAAGAACTCTGGCACGAGTCTGCACACTGACCTGATGATGTGCACCTGGTTCGCATGGGCGTACATCAGGCGCTGGATGAGAGACGTCAGAGATCCTGGCAGATACGAGGAACTCGTCAGACGACGCACTTTGGAGATGGCCCGCGGTAGACAGCGAAGGAACACCTAAGGACGGCTGACACCGAACTCGATATGTTAGCCACGTGGTGAGGTGCGCGGTTGTTGATGTTCCCCCACTCCGGCGCTACGCTCGCACTGTCCAGGATCCTCGACGGGTTGGAGCTCGAGTTGAAGCTCTACACTGAGGTCGTGGGTGGAATCGTCAAGGAGACCGTGGCCTCCGACTTCGTGGAGGCCACGTTTCCTGGGTACATCTTCAAGGCGTTGAGATCCGAACTTTGGCATCCACCGCGGATCACTGGCGATCAGACGTATTCCGAGTACAGGTTGCCGCAGGTGTTCACGAGGACCAGCACCGGCGCGTCTGAGTCTCTCCTGGGATATTACGTGGTGACTGTCGAAGACGGGACGTTGTTGTACGCGGAATCGTTTGGACAGGAGGTGCCGTTGACGTTGGTCAACGACTCCATCGAGTTCACCCCCAAGATATACCTGAGGTGACCAGTGTCGATGGAGTACTGGAACGGATTTGAGACGGACGTGACTATCCTCGCCGCGGAGGGGATCATTCTCACGGCCGGGCCGACCATATCGAGCGCTCAAGCCCATCAGACCATATCTCTGGCCGGTGGCGTCAGGTCGCTGTTGATGAGCGCAGCGGCGCATTCGGTCAGGATACCGGTCAAGGGCACTCCTGGAACCAAGGACATCGGATTCGCCGTCAGATTCGACACCGGTTCAGAGTTGAACGTGGACTTCGACATCTCGCTGTCCACCAACTGCAGAGTCAGGATATCCACGGACGGATTCGTCCGCCTGTACAGAGGGGCTGGAGCCGTGTTGCTTCAGACCTCGGCCGCGACCCTATCGGCCGCGACGTGGTATTGGGTCAAGATCGCCGTGTCGGCGTTGGAAGCTGGGTCTGGTGGACGCATCCAGGTGTTCATCAACGGATCTACGAGCGCCTTCGTGGATACAGGAGCCGGAGTCGACTGCAGAGCTCAGACGACCGATCATTTCGACACCGTGTTCTTCGACAACGGCGTCAACACCAACGTCTATCTCGACGATTACCATCAGGGGACTTTGGGATCGTTCCCGAACAAACAGCTCTACGTGTGGCTCAACCGGCCAACGGCCGAACACGGCACACCAGACGGAACCCCCAGCACAGGGACCGACAACGCGCTGACCATCGATGAGGACCCGGTGAACACCGGGGACTACAACGAGCTCGTCGGATCCGGTGATCGAGATATGTTCACGATGAGCAATCCGTCATTCGCCCCATTGGAGGTCGTCGGGATCAGAACGCTCTTCATGGCCACCTCAGAAGGGTCGATCACCCAAGGCAAGGGCGTGATCGAGAGCAACGGCAACGTGGCCACAGGGACGAACCAATCGCTGTCCACAGGCGGTGCGTACTCGGTGGTCGGCGACACGTTCCTGTTGGATCCAGACGGCAACGTCGCGTGGACAGGGACGAAGGCGAATGCTCACAAGTCCGGGTATGAGGTGACCTGATGGCCGACAGCAAGATCAGCGGCCTGACGCAGGTCACCACTCCGACGGCGACGGTGGAGTTCGGGGTCAACGACGCCGGTACATCGAAGCGGCTGACGCTGTCCCAGGTGGGGGATTACCTCACCAAGAGGACCGCCGCAGCCACGGTGGCCTACGGCGATTTCATGACATGGCTGGTGCTCGCCGCCAATTCGACCGACATCACCGGTACCGGCCTGACCACGGTGATGTCGATCACCGGAATTCCGACCGGTAGATACCACTTCAAGTGCGTCCTGATATATCAGACCACGGCGACCACCACCGGCATAGACGTGGCGGTCAACTTTACCGGCACTCTGACCCAGTTTCTCCCTGAGCACAGGTTCGCATCGACTGGACAGACGGCCGCAACTGCGGCCGCTAGCCAAACTGCCAATAACGCGGCTGGAAACACCTATGAGGCCCAAGGTACAAGAACCTTGAACGCGGTCATCGGGTCTGGGTCTGTATCGGTAGACGCGGCCAACACGGACATGATGAGCACCATCGAGGGGTTCATGGTGGTATCCGTATCTGGAGATCTCCAGATCAAGCTCGCCGCTGAATCCGCTGGTCTGGTGTGCAGAGCCATGCAGGGGTCGTTTCTCGAATTGAAGAAGCTGAGCTGAACCATGGCTGACAGGTACCTGCTGGAATCCGGATCTCCGGACGGGTACCTCCTGGAGGACGGCTCTGGCGTACTCCTGTTGGAGTCTGGATCGACGGGAAAGGCCAAGATCGCCTATCTGGGTACCAGCGTTTCGGCGACATCCGATGTAAATAGGGCACGGGTCGACTACCTCATGTCAGAGGTGTCCGGTCCGTTAGAAAACAGGGCGTGGATACCGTATCATGGCACCGAAGTATCGGCTTCATCGGATGTCAACAGGGCGCGGATCGCTTATCTCGGAACTGAAGTTTCGGCCGGAATGGATGATCTGGCCAGGATCGCGTATCTGGCCACAGAAGTATCGGGCTACGAACCCGACGCTCCGGTCTTCGATCCAGTCAATTTCGTATTTGAGACCCTCGAGACCGGGATGGAGTTGTACGGGAAGACTCCCGTCAGACCGTTCGTGCTCGTGGTCAACGCCGTCAACATCAGAACGGCGACCGAAGAGGTCATTAGGATAGACTCCAGAACAGATGAGGTCGCGTCGATAATCGTGACCGTGGGAGGCCCAGTGTACGTTGGACAGCAGATGAAGCTGGTCGCCACGTTCAGGAACGACGGCGAATTGTTCGATCCCAGCGTGGTCAAGCTCACGTACAGACTTCCCAACATATTCGGCAGATTGTCCTCGATACCCAGAGTGGTCGTCTACGGCGTAGACCAGGTGGTCAGAGAATCCATAGGCGTGTACTATTACCTTGTGACGTCAGAACACCAGGGCGTGGCGGAGGGCTTCTGGTCGTCCAACGGAGTCGGAGAGATAGCGGCAAAGGCGTTCAAGGTGACTGTGTTGCCGTTCCCGACATGATGCTCGGGCGGCGACGAAGAAGCGGTCAGTCAGACAGCCTGTGGGTGTGATAATAAACAGTGTGGGTTGGAGTTGACCTTGGAATTGATCGTTGCTCGGTTGAAGAAGGCTCGAGATTCCTACTACTCCACTGGCGAGTCCGAGTTCACCGACGACGAGTATGATGCCCTCAAGTCGAAGTACGCGCATGACCTATCGGAGGCTCACGATCTTCCTTCCGCGTGGAAGAAGGTCAAACATCTGAAGCACATGGGGTCCATGTCGCTTCAATTGAGGAGTCAGAGCGACGTCTTGAGCCGCATGCCTGAAGACGTCATGGTGTCGTTGAAATACGATGGTCTGTCTCTAGAGGTTGTATACGAGAACGGCGAGATCTTGAGGGCTGCGCTCAGAGGCAATGGAGATGAGGGAGAGGACGTCCTATTCAACGCCTGTCACGTTCCGTCCATACCTCGAACTGTAGCCTCCAAGGATCTGTTCGCGGTGTACGGTGAGCTGGTGATCTCCTGGAACAACCTTCAGGCTCTCAACGAGATGAGAGCAGATGACGGGTTGGAGCCGTACAAGACCCCTCGCAACGCCGTATCGTGCGTCAGGGCTCTGAATCTGTCTCAACGTGGTAGAGTGATGGCGTTGATGTCGTTCAAGGCCTTTGACGCACATCCGAGGCCGTCATCGGATCAGGTGGAACTCACCAGGTGGTTGGTCGATTCGAACTTCTCGGCGGCCGCATGTCAAGCGGTGGACAACGCTGACGTCTGGCAGAAGATCGAAAGGATGGACGCGGCCGTCTCTCAGGGATCGTTGCAGTATCAATGTGATGGAATCGTGGTCAGAAGCAAATTCGATTTCGACCATGTGGCCAAGGTCAAACTGCCGCCCAGAGCCGCTATCACGACAGTAATCAGGATCATCGATAGCCTGGGGAGAACGGGCGTTGTCAGCCCGGTGGTGGAGATCGAACCGGTGGTGCTCGGTGGTGTGACGGTCTCGAAGGTGACCGGTCACAACTTCAAGCTGATGGAGGACCGTCTTTTCGGGTTGGGGATTGGCGCGACGGTCCTCATTTCCAGGCGCGGAGATGTCATTCCGCATATCGAATCGGTGATGGAAGCATCGAGTACCCCATACGCTCATCCTGCGCTGTGCCCGTCGTGCGAATCTGAGCTGGAATGGTCAGGTGCACATCTGCTGTGTTCTGCTGATCCATCCGAGTGCTCTGGAACGAGCTTGGGACTTCTGGTCAAGTACTGTAGGTCGGTTGGGATCGACGGAGTGGGCCCTGTCGTAGCCGACGTTTTGGTCAAATCGGGATTGGCCGTCCAACCTGCCGATCTGTACTCGTTGGATCCTGTGATCTTGTCGTCGATACCCATGACCAACGGAGAGATGGGGGAGAAGATCGCAACGAGGATCGTGAACTCTGTGTGGTCGCATTCCACGATGACGTTTGGTCAGCTCCTTGGCGCCGTTGGGGTGAGGGGATGCGCGACGTCGGTGATGGAGTCAGTGGCGTTGGCATTTCCAGACGTCGAGTTGCTCGAGTCGGCTACGGTGGAAGAACTCTCGAATGTCGATGGCGTTGGTTCGGTCAGGGCTCAGGCGATCAGAGATTTTATCGACAGCAGATGGGAGGTCGTGACCGGACTGCTGGAACACGTCGATATTCGACGTACGATCGGTCCGCTCACCGGTATGACGTTCTGCATCACTCTCGGACTGTCCATCCCACGTACTGAGATGGAATCCAAGATCCGATCAGCCGGTGGATTGGTGAAGTCATCCGTTTCGAGATCTGTGACCCACGTCGTGTGTAATGCGCCTGGAGAGTCAACGTCCAAGCTGTCCAAGGCTAAGGAGCTTGGGATACCGGTTGTTTCTGAATCCTGGGTATCGAAGCTGATCGGGGCATTTGAGTCTGAGATCGTCGAGCACACCGAGGATGACCAGTTCTAGGAGGCGGAGATGATGAAGGGTAGCTATGACGCCGCGATGTTCATGATCTTCGCTGTCGCAGGTGTTTTGCTGGTTTTCGTATTCGTGGTCTACGTGATGCATTCGGCCATCACATGCACCGAATGGGAGACGATTCCAGTCAAATCCACGGAGTGCTTGACCATTGGAGACACGATAACCTGCGCAGAGAGGATCACCCGTCAATCCCGCTGCATCTCCTGGGAGAAGAAGGAGTGAAGCGCCCCCGTCCATCTCAGGAAGAGTTGGCCGCGTTCAGCGCGTCTGTGGCGTCGGTTGGAGTCGCTCTGAGCATGATGGCGTTGACCGTGGTGCCATACGTTTGGGCCGTGGGTTATGTCTGGTGGACCGTCTCGTCGTGCCATGTCGAGACTTTCGGCGTAGCGACTTCCAGGTGTGAATCCAACGGGTCGGTGGTCGTATGCGAATATTCTATGGGATCATCGTTCGACTGCAACAACGAGAGGAAGCCATGAGCGACATGTTCGATCCCGATCCCAGCAAGCCGTCCAATGAAGGACCGAACAAGCCGTACAAGTGGCTGGTGGTCGACGGAGGAGGGTTGGCCACCACGGCATGGTCGACCCACAAGGATCTCGAGAGCAGAGAGCTGAGGATCAAGGCCACAGTGTACGTATTCACAACGACCCTGGCGAGTCTCTCCAGGCTGATCGAGGTTGGCGGCAGGATCGTCGTCGCCTGGGACGGCTATGACAACCGCAGATGGCGGCGCGGGCTCCATCCGTGGTACAAGCACGGTCGTGGAAGCATCGTCAACCGTATCGAAGTCCGAGAGGCCATGGGTCTCATCGACAAGCTCCTGGATGTGATCGGAGCCGCCGTGACTTCGGTGGATGGTAGAGAGGCTGATGATGTTGTGGCGTCCATCTGCACCAAGATCGCAGAAGATGGAGAGGGCCCATCTCTGATCTTCAGCGATGACAAGGACTACATCCAGATGATCAGCGACGACATCCATCTGTGTCGCAGGTCGCTGCAGGGTATCGTGTTGACGCCCAACCAGTGCCAGATCATGGGAATCCCGTACGGCATCGATTATCTCCATCAGAAGGCCATGATGGGCGACAGCGGAGACAACATTCGAGGCCTCTCCGGGATCGGAGAGGCGAAGGCCATCGCTCTGGTGAACGCGGTACCAGATGCCATGGACTTGGCCAGATCTGATCCAGACCTGGTGGACTGGAGAGCCGTACCAGACGCCGTACGCAACGCGTTCGTCAGGGCTGGGCGCAAGCTGCTGCCCACGCCGGATTGTGACAGAGAGTTCGCGGACGAATTCTCGAAGCGTCGTGGCACATCCAGGGCGTCGGACTATGATGTGGAGGAGCGGGACTGCCTGACGGCGGCGATGGTCGAGGCAGTACGGTGTCTGGATCTTGTCGAACTAGACACCGACATGATCGTCAATCTGGAATTCTCAGAGCCGAATGTCGAGAGACTGCCATCGGTGGTCGAGGAGATCGGCCTGAAGGACGAGCACGACCTGATGTCGTCGCTGTACCGGCTTGCCGGACATGCGTCGGCGAGGTCCAACCCCACCAGAACGTCGGCACTCAGGGCCGGCGATTCCGTAGAGTTCTGAGGGAGAGTCGAATGAGCGAGGCAGAGCCGACCGTCGAATTCGAGATCGTCGATCCGGTGTCGAAGATGGAACAGGAGCTGGTCAACAGGGGATTCATCGTGGAGCACGGCCAGGCGTTGGTCGTGCGAGGTCTCTCGGAAGAGACCGTAGCGATGTTGTTCGCCATGTATTCGAGGAGCAATGTCGGGCTCAAGACGACGCTGGCGAAGATGATCGTCGACGGCGAGGTCGCTCTGCCTGAGTTCGATCCTCAGGGAATCGACGGAAAGACCAGATCCTTCCACGAGAGAGTGACGGTCGGCTATAATCACAAGTCAGTGGCGGATCACGCCACGGTTCATTGGGCCCTCGAAGGGGTGTCCATGGTGGCCGAGAGGGACTTTCTGTCGGCTAGACTTCTGGCGGCCACGGCCCAGTCCACGAGGTATGTGGATTTCCGATCCGCGGGATTCGTCACTCCGGAGGACTGGCCGGCGATCGTAGACAAGGACGAGTACGAATCGTACTGCTCCAGACTCATCGACGAGTACGCCGCTATGGTTCCGATGGCCGTGGAGGCCATCAGAGACGTCGAGCCGTTCGACGACGCCGTCTGGAAGCACAGGGCCTGGGAGGTTGCCACCGAGAAGCGGGCTCTCGACATGGTCAGGGACATCCTTCCATCCGGGGTGAGAACGAGATTCGGCGCCACCTGCAGCGCTACGGCACTGCGAGAGATCCTGGACAAGCGTCAGACCGGCGCGGAGTGGCAGTCGGCTGAAGTGTCCAAATGTGCCGAGGATTTGAGAATGGTCGGGTCCTCGGCTCTGCCGACGCTGTTGACAGATTCTCATAGGAGAACACCCAGACATCTGAAGAAGACGGCCAAATGGGTCATGGAGCAACCCAACGACTTCACGACACGACGTCTTCGACGTCACAGCGTCTCTGTGGTGATGCAGCCGAATTGGCACGCAGTCCAACAGTTGACCGAAAGCTCCATCATGGAGTTGATCCCCAGATGGATCCATGAGCGTGGTCATCACATGGTCCCAGACCGAACGGCTGAGTCCGCCATCTACGGGTTCATCCTGACGCTGCCGTTCGCGATCCACCGTGACCTCGAACGACATCGCATGAAAACCGGACTGGACTCCACGTTGCATCCGGCCATGGGATACGGTGCTGACCCGCTGCTTTTGAGCATGATGAGTCTGGCGAAGTATCCGAGACTGAGAGCCCTGAACTCCTACAGGGACGGGGTGATCAGGCGCGTTGATGCCACACTGACCAAATGGGTCTCCAGCGGCGTACCCACCTTCGCCGTTCAATACGCGTGTCCCATGGCGACCATGGTCAAGGCCAAATGGGTCGTCAACATCAGAGAGCTGGTCCACATTCTTGGTCTGAGAACGACCAAACAAGGTCATCCGTCGTACAGATCGGTGATCCAGGACCTGGCCGTGGCCGTCAGGACCGTGGATCCCATCATCGCTCCATTGATCAACGAGGTCACCGACTTCTCCGACGTCGTGGTGGGAAGACCAGGGACCTGATCGCCACCGGTCGAATGTCGTCCCTGGGTGCCATCCACGTCGTCTTGATAGATTGAAGATCTGCTTCTTAGAATCCCCTCTTTCAACCTGGAGTCTCAGATGTCGGTTCCCGACAACGCCTACGAAGTCAATCTGTTCGAACAGAGATACAAGGCGCCGGGAAGCGACGAGCGAGGTTGGGGGGACGTGTTCGAGCGCGTGGTAAACGTTGTCGTGAACCACGCCGAGAACATCGGTGTGAACGTGACCGGCATGAAGTCCGAATTCTTGACCGCGATGGCCATGGCCCTCTTCGTGCCTGGATCACCGCAGCTGTGGAACTACGGCACGAAGAGACGGTCAGCCCGAAACGGGTCGTCGTGCTACGTCGGTCCGATGGGGGACACCCTCAAGGAGTTCAGACAGGCCGATTCCGATGCTGAGGACGTCTACACGTCTTCTGGCGGATATGGCCTGAACGTCTCCTCAGTCAGGCCGAGGGGGACGAAGATCAAGCACTGTTCCGAAGGGGCGATGGGCTCGATGTGCGAGGGCGGGCCTGCCCTGCGCATCGAAGGGACGACTGGATACATCACTGGGTCAGGCAGAGCGAGAGGAGCTCTGATGCTCCAGATCGACGACCGCCATCCCGACGTTCTGGAGTTCATTCTGGCCAAGAGTCCCAGTGTCCTCGGATGGCTGGACGACTGGCCGACGAACGCCGAGGCGGTCTTGGTCGCGAGCGACGCTCAGGTCCTGTCACCATTCGTGCATCGGTTCAGCACCCTGTTTCTCAAAGGCAAGGAGTGGCCGACCTGGGAAGAGGCCATGGACCACATGCTCCATCAGGACCTCGACGAGGCCATCGGCGCGAAAATCGTGTCTCTGATCGACGGACGGGTCGTCCCGATGGTGACGGATTGGAGCACCGGTCAGTCGAGGGAAGCCAATCGGGACTGGGAACTCCCGCTGCAGAACTGCAACATGAGCGTCAGGTTCTCCGATGCGTTCATGTCAGCGAAGGACACTGGGGGAGACTGGACTTTCGCGTGGTGGTCCAAAGATTCCGTGAAGGACGGCGAACTCCCGTGGACCAAGACCGACGCTCTCGGAGAGGGCCTGAGGGAGTACGACAAGGCGTTCGACGTCGACGAGGACTACTCCTCGGTCACGGAGAGCGAGTCCTGCAGGGCCAGATACGCAGTGATCATCACGACCTGGGAGGGCCTGAGGGCGAACCTCGCTCCGAACCAAAACCAGTGGCGAGACACGAAGTACGCCAGGTTCTATCGCACGAAGATCCTCCCTGCCATCGGACACCTGAAGGGCAGGATCAAGGCCGCTCAGATCTGGGACCTGTTCTGCTTCAACGCGTGGAACCATGCGGATCCCGGAGCGGTGTTCCGCGACACGTACGAGAGGTTCCAACCGGTCGACAGTTCGGTGTACGGAGAACGGTTGTCCAATCCATGTTCGGAGTACACCAACAGTCCGGGAGGATCCTGCAACCTGGCGTCGGTCAACTTGAGGGCGTGCGCGGACCCGGTCGATACGTCCAGTTTGGGGCGCTGGCCGGATTGGAGGGACGTCGGCTTTCACGACGAGATCCACTGGACGTGGCTGGCCAAGTCTCCAGAGTTTGAAGCGTTTCTGGGCAACGTCAAGCACGCCGCGACGTTGACGGCCAGGTACATCGCGATGGCGATGGAGCACAATGAGTGTCCGGTGGAGTTCATCGACAGGATGAGTCGCGAGCACTTCAGGACCGTGGGCGTGGGGATCATGGGCCTCGTCGAGGCGATGATCAAGTTCCACGTGAAGTACGGTTCCAAGTGCGCCGAAGGATTTGCGGCGACCGTCATGTCTGAGGTCGCTCTGGCCGCGTGGGAAGAGTCGTTCAGACTCGCCAAGGTCGGGTTGAGCACTCCCAAGGCGTGGAACGGAACAAAGATGACCGAGATCTTTCTCCGGCGCGAGTGGTTAGCCAGGGACTACAAGGTAGCCGACAACCACGACGTCAGATGGAGGGATCTATCGTTCAGGGCGGCTCAAGGTGAGGTCGCCGCGCACACCTGCGTCACGTCGGTGGCTCCGACCGGCACGATCTCGATGATCGCCTCATGGGTGTCGTCGAGATTGAACGAAGCCAAGACCACCGTGACGTCTGGGGTGGAGCCCCCATATTCCTGGGGGGTGGGACGCAAGGACAACTCCGGCGAAGATGTCACGAGTCACGACATGTGGGCCAATCCGGAACATCGGGCCAAGCCGTGGATGGTCACGGCTATGGACGGAGTGTCGCCGGAGGCGCACATCGCTGTTCATGGGGCCGTGTGCGCGTTCTGCTGCATGTCCGTGAGCAAGACCGTGAATCTCCCAAAGAGCGCCACGGTCCATGATATCAGCGATGCGTACACGAAGTCGTGGTCCCTGGGGATCCCCGGAACTTCCGTGTACAGGGATCAATCCAAGCCCATGCAAGTCTTGACGGCACTCGAGTGTCCGTCGGGAGAGTGCAAGATCGACTGGGGGACCAAGTGATCACCTTGATGACCGTCCTCTCGACCGCCATGGCCGCCGACCAACCATCCACCGTGGCCGTGGAGGCGGGTCAGACCGTCACGGCCACGGTGGATTCGCTGCTCGTGGCGCGTGAGCGAATGGACACCCTCGTGTCATTGGCGCAGCTCGGACTTCAGGTCCCTCAGATCAAGGAAGGATGGCAATCAACCGTGGTCGCCTTGGACAGATGCGCCGACGACCACAGGGCCATGGCTGAATCCGCCGAGGCCTCTCGACTCGCTGTAGATGTGGCTGTCGCTCGAGCCGATGCCATGGCCAGACAGCGCAACATCGCCATATGGACGACCATCATCGTGGGTGGACTGTCAGCAGCCGTGGTGACCGGAATAGCGGTCGCTGACTGATCAGTCGGTCAACCTGTCGACGTCCTTGGCCAGGTCCTTGTTGGACCTGGCCTTCGATTTTTGACGTGCAGAGTCCAGGTCAGAGACGTTGGAGATCTTCGTCTTCGCCCTGGCAGACTCGTCCTCCGAAGCTCTGATGCTTGCATTGGCGTCGGCAACCGTCGTGATCCCGAATGATGCCATGACCAAAGCGATCGCCTGAGGCAGACTCGGCAGTTGACCCGCCAAAAATGACGCGACGATGACGACCGCGAGTGCGACCACTGCCACCAGAATCAACTTCTGTTTGATGCTCATTGACTGCTCCCCTTGAAGGCCGTGGTCGAAGACCCTGATGGTCTGACGGTGTCGCCGACCACCGCCACGCCTATGGCGACGATCAACTTTTCGAAGGCCGAAAAGACGACCTCCTGGGAGAGTCCAGGAAACTTGGCGCAGACCAACATGGCGCCGAAGTAACACGCGACGGCCGCGATCACAAAGCTGACCCTCACTCCGACGAACTGCCTCTGGAGCATCAGGCACCTCCATCTGGAATAGGGATCTCGATGCTATAAATTGCCCCTAGACATAGGGGCTACCAAGTGGTGGTCAGCAATAAAGATGCTGTAATTCGATGAATCTGAGGTCAATCTGGATGAACCGTTGATTTATCGACCGTTCTTCTTGGGTTTGGCCCCAGACACGAATCCACCGGGATCCACCGGAGTGATCACGGCCTCATCCACCACTCTAATCGACCTACACTCGCACCGCCAGCCTCCCTGGTCGACGACATGTTCGATCGTGATCGGCAACCACGTTCCCTTGTCCATGTTCGCCAAGTTGCCGTCTATCTCAAACGACGTATACGGCAACAAGTCAGCGTTGCCGTCCACGGTGACATTGGACCATCTGCTGAGTTTCTCTCGCAAAATGAACCATCGTCTGGCGAGGTCCACAGCGTCAGTCTCGTTGAGATACTTCCCGCTGCTGAGGACATCGACTCGGTCGCTCTTGTTTTGACCCTTGTGTTCGATGACTGCGAGGACGAGACCCTGCGTCGTTGCCTCATCCTTCAACGCTTTGGTGGAAGGTTTCCCCTCATAGACGATCTTCGGATCGCCGCCGAACTCATCAGCCTCGAAATCCGTCTCGACGAATTCCTTCTTCTCTGGGTCCCAACCCACGATGGCGACGCGCGTGGTCATCGCGCCGCCTTCTCTGTTGACCTGTATGCTGTGCAGTCTTCGATGTTCTCCAGACTTGGTGGGGATCCCTCTGGCGAATTTTAGGTCACCGACTCCTGGACTTGGCATCAGAAGGACCTTGTCTCTGGTCAGTCGAGGTCCGCCGAGGACGGCCTCCTTGGCGATCCGCTTGAGCAGCTCCAGATCCGACTTGCCGTTTTCCTTCAGCCTGGCCGTCGATTTGGCCAGCTCTCCGGTCACACCGTTAGTCCAACCGTACGATGCGCAGATCTCATCGATGACGCTCTTGTCATCGCCCTTGAACGCTCGATGATTTTTGTTGCGAGCGGCTCTGGCGAGATCAGAGACCCCTCTGACCGTCATCTCCTCCTCACCGTCCGCCCCATACTCAACCGTGGTGGAGACCACCTCGAATTCTTGGATGAGGTCCAAGTCGCCGTTATAGCCCATCTTGAGGACCAGATTGGCGCCGACCTGCCACACAGGCATGTCGGATCTCCACAGACCATCGAGGATTTGAGCCGGCATCACGACCGTGAGTTCATCGGCCGCGTTGATCTGCAGTCTGGCCTTGATCGACGATAGACCGGACAGGTCGAGCTCAAATCCACCCGTAGTGAACAGCCCGGCTCTGTTTCCGAGCTCCTTCATCGGATCGACGTACTTTCCCACGGATCACAATCCTGGTATGGGATCGCCCTGATACGGAGCGATCGGCGTCACGTTGGACACCAGACCGGATTTTCTGCGCGGAAGTTCGAGCCTGCTACCGAGGAGCACGCCCTGATTGTAGATCGCCAAAGTCTGACACAGTCTGGCGTCGCCGTACTGTGATTTACAGACGTCCTCGAATTCCACGTCCTCCGTGTACGGCACGTACGACGTCTTGAGGGAGATCTCCATCGGATCTTTGGGAAGCCGAGTGATCGTGATCCTCACGGGTCCGATCTGACGAACGATCCTGGAGCGGATCGCGTTGTCGCCTCCCCAGTATTCGAACGGAGCCTCGGGAAGCGACGTGATGAATCCCTCAGCCACCATGGGTCCGTGAGCGAACGCGATCCTCGGCGGATGACCGAGCGCCTCATCGTTGGCGGCCAACTCGTTCAACCTCATCCATGCCAACAACGGGTATGGGTCTAGGACCGTGGTTCCGATCGCCAAGAACTCAAACGACATCGTGGAGATGTTCACGCCGGTGTATTTGATGAACGGCTGAGCGCCGGCCACGCCTGGCTTCACCTGCCAGATCGGTTGACCCTTGTCCTCCTGGATCCTCGGGTCGAACTGTCCAACGACGGGAAGACTCAGGACATTGTCCATGTTGATCATGGTCCAGGTCGGAAGACTCACGTCAACTACCCCCCGCCACCTCGTTGAGACTCACGGGTCGTATCCTGGAATTGCCCTCGAGAACGAATCCAAGCTCCTCCGGGCTCATCGGGTCTCCTCCTCTGCCCGAGTTTCTGGCGCGCATCTCGGTCTGAACGGTGGTGTCGGCGATCTTCTGACCGTCGATCTTGACCTCCACTGGAGCGGAGGCCTTGATCTCCATGTCCGGCATCTTGACCTCGACGCCATTTTTGAACAGCTGATCGGTCTTGAGGAACCCCTCTCTGATCACATCTCCAGCCGTTTCGAACCCCGCTGCAGCGCCGGCGATCTGATCCGCGGCCCATTGATTGTACGGACGAACAGCGTCGGCCAAGGACATCAATCCGGCACCAGCCACATCCGTGATCGTCGAGAAGAACACCCTGAACGGCAGTAGGAGGGTATCGGCCACTCCGCCCAGGGTGGTCTTCAGGACGTTGCCCAGGGTCCCGGTGCCCGACACGAAGTCGAAGAACGCCTTGCCCACCCTGTAGATGTCGCTCACAAGATGTTTGAAGTGGGGCTGAAGTATGTGCGAGATCAGCCATCCGATGGTGTTGAACACGGCGACCACGGCAGAGGACGAGAACCATATGCCGTACCACAAGACGTTCGCGACATCCTGACCGAGGGTAGCCCACTTGTCCAAGTTGGTTTGACCGGCCTGGCCGAACATGATCCCAAACAACCCAAGGAGTTCCCCGAACGGAGCGACCATCCCCTTAAAGGCGGTCGAGATGTGGTCAACGGCCGCTGAGATCGCCGGACCTATGACACCGTAGAATGGGCGCCAGAACGCCATGAAGATCTCGACGGCCTTGAGAACACCGTCCTTGATCGACACCGCAAATCGCCACATGGCTTGAGTCGCGCTCTCGCTATCGCGCTGATACGCCTTGAACGAGGCGTAGCCGATCACCAACGCGCCGGTCAAGGCCGTTATGGCGAAGATCGTGGCCGTCAGTCCCATCTGAAATAGTCCGAGCACCACGATGAGCACGGGCACGATGATACCAGACAGAGACGCTATGATCCCACCCACAGCCGTCGCTCCGCCGAGGACCAACGCCATGATCGGACCGATGGCGCTGCCTCCGACCGCCATGACACCCATCGCGACGCCGAACCCCATGATCGCCTTGTGCCAGCCCACGCCGACCTCGATCAGCGTCATGACCATGGGCTTGACGGCGGGCATGAAATATTCCCGCCATTCCTCGATCTTGTGCAGACCGTCGACGATCTTCTTCACAACGTTCACGATGTTCGGATCCAACTTGAGCATATCCTCGAGAGAGACATCCTCCGAGTGACCCATGAATATCGTGAAGGCCTTGCCGAACTGGTCGAAGAAGTCGATGGCTCCCTGGACCACCTCCTTCATGTCGAAGATCTCGATGAGCTTCTCTCCGATCATGTCGCCGATGATCTCAAGACTGTCTTGGAGCGTGGACACCTTGCCGAGCAGCGATTCGCCCAGCGCCCCAACGAGGTCGCGACCGCCTGTCTTGCTCTTGAACTGTCTCTCGATCTCGCTCAACACGGCCTTGGTGTAGGACTTGCTGCCAGCCGTGCCGGCGTCCTCGAACATCTTGGCGTTGAGCATGAGGCCGAAGGAGCTCTTGAGGATCTCGAATTCACCCACGGTGGCCTGGACGATGCCCATACCGACATCTTCGACTTTGGATCCAGGACGCAGCGCCGATATATTGCCGGCCATCTTGAACAAGCGCTCGTTTTCGTTGACGTCGGTTCCGGTGATGTTGAGGAGCCTTTTGGACGCACCAATGACGTCGGCTCGAGCGAACGGGGTCGCGGCCGAGTATTGCGTGATCCGCTTCATGAGATCCTTGCTCTTGCTCTGATCACCCAACATGGCGTCGAAAGTGAGCTTGGATTGCTCCGTCACGGCTGCTGACTTGATCCACTCAGCGATGATTCCAGCGTCGCCGTGACCCCCGCCGCCACCCTCACCGTGCCCGCCCATAGCCCCGGCCAGCGCGTGCGCCGACGCCTCCTGAAGGAACGCTCTGAGACCACCGTGAGCCTCCTTGGTCGTATGAACGATCCCCTTCAGAATCCCATGGGTCTTTTGAAGATGCGCGTGGTGGCCGCCACGGACAGGCGTTCCGTTGAGCTGGTTGATGGCGATCCGCGCCTCATGCACGAACCTCGTGAACGAGCTGAGGGTCTGAGAGGCGATCCTGACGTTTCGCTGCCAGGGACTGACCGGAATCGGCTTGAGCTTGAGCTCCATGGCGCGAAGGAAGTCCTTCACGCTCATGCCGGTCTTCTTCGCTTGCTGCTGAACCATCGTCATCTCTTTGTCGGTCGCCTTCAACAGCCGAACGAATCTCTGGTTCGCCAGAGTCGCACCCTGGGTGTTGAATATCAGCTGGGCGGCTATGGTGAACAGTCCCACTCGTCACTCCAGCATCAACCGACGATCTTGTCCCAGTCCTTGGACAGCCTCTTCAACCAGTATTTGACGTATGTCCAGCGCTGATTTTTCAAGGTCTCGGGGTCCATCATCTGGAATCCCCCCGACGATCCTCCTCTCCCTGGGATGCCTCGCATGAACGTGTACGCCAGATCGGCGTAGTCCTGAAGCTCTATCCCAAAGAAATCGGTCTCGGTGATCGGCCTCAGAGACCCTGGTCGAAAGGGATCGACGCCTCCGTACCGCACTGCGGACACGGGAAGTCGAAGCTCCTGTTCAGATGCGGCACAACCCTGTCCATCGCCTCGCTGATCTCCTCGATGAGCTTCATGCGCATCTGCATGGCTTCGCCTTGTCGAGAGAGCATCCGTGGAGGACCGTCAGCGATGGATCCGTCCGGCTTCCGGGCGCGAACCCTGAGGCACGAGACGACGCGGTTGGTCCTGACGACCTCGTGATTGGTCCAGGAATTGTCTGGAACGTGGATCCTCGCCGCCATCCACGTCGGATCGACGATGTAGAGCTCCGCCGACTGGATGGTCGGCGGAAGGATCGACCTGTCCGCTGGCTCGAACGGGAACACTGCGTCTGGCCCACCGATCGGTGCAGCCCTGTGCAGCACCTCGATGCCACCGAACGGGATCTCCGTGTGGGGATGACCGCACACCGGACAGTTGACCCCGCCCTCCTTCAGACGCACCGACGTGCCACTGTTCTGAGCGGTCCAGGCCATGGACAGGAATTGGACATCGGAATCGAGCATCGATCCCATGAAGTCGACCTGGTCCTTGACCTTCATGCCGAGAAACTCGTGGCCAGCCACCGATTTGGTGGTGATGCACGCTTGTCGAGCCTTCCTCTTCCAGGGCACCTTCTCGTCGACCTCGGAGACCTTCAACCCGATGCCGACGGTGTCAGGCATGAGTTCGAATTCGTTGCCGGAAGGAAGCCTGCCCTCCCTGAACATGTCTTCGAATTTCGCCCTGGCGAGATGTTCCACGATACCCTCCTGAGACACGGATTCAACTGCGCATCATCACGGGCCGATGCGCTTGGCCCTCGAGTACGAGATGGTGAAGGTGTTCACGGCGACCTCGGCTCCGTCGAGCTTCATCCCCGTTGCCTCGAACTGCTTGCAGATGCAGTTCGACAGCTCGAAGATCTCCACAGGAACGTCCCCGGAGGTCATGATCGTCACGGTGCCGGTGGCTTGATGACCGGCCGCACCATTCTCGCACTTCTCCTTCCATGCGTGGAAGAGAGCGTTGGCCGGGTCATGGATCGGGATCGCGACGGTCAGGTCCTTCCGCATGGCCTTGCCGGTGGAATATCCTCGGCCGTCCGGACCGTCGACCACCTCCACCTCGTCGCCGAGCCCATCCACCGACGTCGCGTTGGCCTCGACGACATGAGGAGAAAAGCTCACCGCAAAGTGGTTTGAGATCGCCGCGCCATCCGGAATTACGCGTGCAGACATGTGTTGACTCCTCAGCCGTTGGCGGTGAGCTCAGTCGGCGACAGGATGATCTTGAGATCCTCGAGCGCCGGCCTTGGACGATACTTCACGGATGCCGTGACCTGACCCTCGAGCAACGCCTCGGGAGGGTTCAGCGCCAGAGGAACTTCGACGAGCACCTGCTGCTCGAACCCCGGTGCCGTACCGCCGAGATCGCTGAACCAGCCGTCGTTGTAGTACGACTTCATCTTGGTCCGCAGCGCCACCTGAACGTCGCCCAACCGCCGCGCCGAGATGCTCTTGAAGATGAACGGCCTGGTGGTCACGAACATGTCGCGCGCGATGTGATAGTGGACGGAGCGCTCGGTGATGGTGTAGCGCCTGCCCTCCGGAGTTCGGCCGGCGGAGTACATCCTGTTGCCGAACAGATACACGTCCGGTCCCGACCAGATGACCGGAACGATGCCGTTGTCGTTGAGCAGCTTGATCGGCGGGGTCCACCTGCCCAGCTCGTCGGACAGCCCCTTGACTCGGGGGCTGAGCTTCCCCTGGGGATTGTTGTTCGCGGTCGCGATGTGGTAGCCCTTCTCTCCATCGATGCCGACGTTGGCCATTCGCGACCTGAGACCGAGCCACATGCCCGACAGCGACCGGGTCACGAGTCGAGTCTTGTCCACGGAGAGGAACTTGGCCCTCGACGGGAAAAGGTGCAGCACGAAGTCCGACTCCGACTCATTGGTCACCATGTCGTCGACCGCCCCTTCTCCCGGAGAGGCGAGCGACTCGATGGACGACGCGAATTCAGCGACGTACTGCCATCCGTTCTTGGCCACCAGAGCCCCGGCGGCGTCCTTGACGGCGGTAGCGTTCACGCCCGGAGTGGCGACGGTGACCAGACCGAGGTTCCTGTTCATGTGACACTGGAACAGGGACGAGTCCAGGTCCAGTCCGATGACATATCGAGCCGTGGCCGGCGCAGCACCGTCGTAGCCGCCCCACATGGGCCACCGAGCTTCGATGCGGAACGGAACACCGTCGGAGCCGAGGTGAGTGGTCGCGTTCGTGATACCGAGCGCGGTGTGGCCGGTTCCGGCTCCGGTGAGAATACTGGTCCTCGTCCCGTACGATCCGTTGAGCCTGATCCTCAGGAAGTTGTTCCCGGTACCTCCAGCCGAGAACACGAAGATGGAATTCGTGTCGAGAGCGGTCAATGCCGCGGCGATGAGCGTGGCTCCGAGGACGGCGGTGCTGAAGGTCAGGGTGACAGCCGGCATGCCGTCCGGAGTCAGGATCACCGTGTGTCCGATCGTCGACGTGACGGCCGAGAGGTTCTGCGTACACACGAAGTCAGGAGACGCCCCGGCTTCGGAATCGTAATCAGCCAGGTCCAGGTCCGACCTGACGGTCACGCTGTTGTACGTGTTGCTGACGATCCTGAGCCGCTGGTTGCTGTTGCCGTCGGCGGACAACAACACCGGGTACAGGTACGCCTCGCGACGATACAGATCATGCGGGAGCGAGTTGATCCGGAGCTTCAAGGTGTCGCCAGCGATGAACGCCACGCCGCCGGCGATCACGTTGAACCCTGCGAGCTGCGGATGGCCGGGGCTGTACGGAGTGGCGACGGTTCCGGAGGTGAGCGTCTGGCTGGTGCCGTCGGGCCACGTCACGGCCACGTCGAACGTGGTGGCAGCGGTGAAGGTCAGAACGTAGACGTGCGGTTCTACGGATCCAGCGTCGACCGGCGACACGCTGATGATCCGGCCGGTGCCAGTGGATCCCGCGCCTCGACTCCATCGATACCACTGGTAGGTGAGAGTCGCACCGGATACGGCGGTGGGAACCTCGGAGAAGTTGCATGGCAGGAACGTCTCGACGGTCTCGCCGGCGTACGCGGTCTCGATCTCGAGCTGGTACTTGTTCTCCTCGCCATCGGAGATCGTCCTGATCCAGGGTCGATCATCCGACTGGGACAGGGCCAGTCCATCGTACCGACTGACCACCTCGAAGTCCGACCCCGTCTTGAACTTCCGCATCGCGGTCAGCGAGAACCTGCTGCCGACCACGGTGTCCTGAGCGACGACAACGCTCAGTTCCTTGTCGTGGTCAAGAACGATTCTGAACCGTCCGTCGATGGCTCCGGATCCGGTGGCATCCTGAGCCGCCTGAGAGAACTCGCCCTTGATCGTCGCGATCCCTGCCGTCGTGTTCGACACGATCTCGTACGGACTCGAGGTATCTCCCTCGAGATAGAGCAGAGCGCCAGCCAGAACGTTTTCCAGCATGGTGGCCGGAATCTCGGCGGCCGTCGCCAGATCCACCGTGGTGGAGGTCAGGTCCGTCGCGATGGCGTTCAGGTCTCCAACCAGGACCCGCTTGCGCCCGCCCCATCGACCACCGTTCTGAGCGAAGGCCTGGGCCAATGGGGCCCTGTCGGTGTTGAGGGCCGGACTTCCACGACTGAACGACCTGCTGGGATTGCGATCCCACAGGTCAGCGCGGGCCTTGACTTCCAGCCCATCGGTCACGCGTGCGATCAGGACAGTCGGCGTGTCCAACGAATACACGTCATCGAGGGCCAGAGACGCCTCGAAGTTGTCGTCAGGATCACCCGAGATCAGCCTGGACAGCGCCGGGGTGGCGGAGATGGCCGCCCGGGTCACCGGACCAGACGCGAACTGACCGACCAGGGCGGACGTTCCGCGAGGCGCCGGAGGAAGACCCTGGGCGGCCTCGCGCAGCTCCACCGTGGTGCCCGGTCCGTCGGGAATGAGAACGAGTGACATTGCGCTCTCCTCTCAGTGGTGGCAACTGCGGTCTTCGACGGCTTCGTTGTCGACGGTCTCTTGGACACCGTCTGGAAGCTCGACATCGACCGTAGTCCGAACAGGTTGCATGTCGTCCGTACGAGACCGCCGGATCTGCCTGGCAGACACGTACTCCATGAACGCGCAGTTGACCTTGCCGCTGGTCATGGGGAGATTGCCTCCCCCCTGGACAGCGACATCTACCAGCGAATCGACAAATCCGAACACCTGACGGCCACTCGGCATCGTGACCGGCACCCCATAGGCCGTGGCCTGCTGCAGAGCCGCGCGCATGGCCAGCGCGTCCACTGTCCTGGAGGCCACGCCGTTGATGGTCATGCGGAGTTCCACTCTTCGTACGGCCACCTCGTACCCACCGATCGACACCTTGGTGGTGAACCCGTTCATGGCCTGGTCCGCTCCGACCAGGTTCTGGACCCACCACGCTGGAACCTGATGGAGGACGTCGACGTGCTCGGTGCGTCGAACGGTGATGTTCGGTTTGAACTTCGCCGCGATCTCGATGGTTTGGCCCTTGCGTCCCGGTGGGCCGACGAGAGTGACGATACCGTCGGCGAGAGTGGCGCTCTTGTGAGATCCGTCGAGCGTCACCTGGACCAGTTCCACGACGTTGAGGTTGATCTCCGTGTACGGTTCACCGATCTTCCATGACTGTTGGTCCTCAGATAGAACCTCGGAATGAACCATCAGTGGATGAACGCTGGACACGAACTCAGCGACGCTTCTGACCGCGTGTGCCGTGGCACCGTGCCACGTCGGCAGGTCCATCAACACTCTGATCTCGACGACTCGAGGATTTCGATCGAATTCGGTTCTCACCAGGTGAACCGAGAATCCCAGGTTCGGACTGGTCCACAGATCGAGGTTGTTGAGGAGCGAAGCTTCAGACCACTGGACGTCCCATTGAGACGGGTCGTCCACCTCGGTGACCTCCAGATTGTTCTCCTCGTCGAAGAAGTACGTCTTCACGCCGTCGGTCAGGCGCACTCTGACGGAATCCTGAGCAAAATCGCCAACGATCTCTGCGGCCATCCATCTGACCATCTTGGATGGGTGAACGAGCTCGAACGACATAGTGCCTTCGGCGCTCTCGAGAGGATGACCGGAGATGGACACGACGCCGAATCTGGCCTCCAGATCTCCAGACTTCGACGCGTCGAGCGCTTTGAGATTCACTACCTCGACGGTCACAGGTGCCCCACATCGTCGATCGGAGTGAAGAACTTCGGCGTCCACGGCACGTTGGCCGGACGCTGGCTGGAGATCGATTTGGGGTCGAACTTTCCCCTGATGACGGCCTCGGCCACCAGACCGAGGACCTTGCCCATCCTCTCAGACGTGAGGAAGTGGGCGTGAGGACGGGCCGGAACCAGCCAGATGCCCTGGGTACCGAATCCTTCGCTGAGGAAGTGCTCCTTCCCTCCGGCGATATCGGATGCCTGATGGAACAGGTGGTTCTTCTGCTGCTCCGTGGGCACGAATGCGTACCCGCGGTCATGCAGGAATGCGATGGTCGCCCAGTCCTTGTGCCACGTGATGACTGTGGGGCGCCGATTTCTCACACCTCCGGTCCGTCCGGCCTTGATGACCACGATGTAGTCGGCCAGTCCAGACAAAGGCGGGTGGACGCCATGGATGATCTGGGTGAGGACGGAATTCTCAGGGTCGATCCCCTCGCGAATGAACGCCTGGTACATGGCGGCCATGATCATGGCTGCGGCGTCTTGAACATCGTGGGTGCATCGTCTCCACGCATTCGACAGACCGCCGAGTCGACCGATGAACCTGCCCCACTCCTTCCGCCAGTCTCCGCTTCCGCCGATCTTGAAGTGGAGTTGTCGGGTCAGCGCCGGATCAGCCAGAGAACCGTCCGTCCCCTTGACGGTTCCACTACCCGCCTCGGACATCTCTGGCAACATGTTCGGCAGCTTGGCCAACTCGACACTCCGACCCTGATAGAATAACTGGGACGGCGAGTGTCCGCCAGCGGTTCACCGCCGCGCGTCAATCGTTTCGCGTCGAAGGCCTCAACACAGGATCCTGATTGGCGAGGAGCAACCTGTATCCGGCGAATCCACCGGAAGGATTCCTCTTTGAGGCCTTGATCGGGTAGGCCGGCTGAACGTCGATGATGAAGAGCTTTTGGCCATCGGCCAACTCGATCAGATCGTTGAATCTGGGCGTCCAATCAGATCCGGCAGGAACATCCATTGTCCTGAAAATGGCGATCGCTCTGACATCACGTTCACGTCCCGGAGCGCCTGACCTGGGGCCGGTCCCTGACACGTAGGAGACCTGCATCTTCAACGGGCCGATCGCCGGTCCCCTGACATCTCTGGTGATCGCCGAAGCATCACCGAAGACATCGCCTTCGGACGGTTTGATCGGCCTGACCGTGATCTTTTGAGCCCTGACGACCCTCGGTCTCACGGACACACCTTGTGAGCCCAGGGCGGAACGTCGATCCTGTATTGGGCGAGCACTCTGTCGATGGTCGGGTCGCCCGTGATTCCCATGCCGATCGCGGACTCATGATAGTCCTGTCTGGAATCGCGGGTACCCTCGTAGTTGATCCTATGCATGGTGGCCTGATCTCTGGCGTCATCGCCGTCGACGCCTAGACTGAGCGAGTGCCATCGGATCAGACCCACGATGGCCTGCTTGACCCTGTCCGGCGTCTGAGTTCGTGGTCCGACCATGCCCCACGTCGCCGACACTTTCACATCGCAGTCTCGATCCCAGACCCCACCGACCATCTCGACATACGGTTGCTTGGCGTCTCTGGAATTAACCCTCCACGCCAACCACTCCAGATTGACCTCCTGTTGAAGCTGCTGGGATCCCTCTCTGGAGACGTACCTCACCTCCAGATCAGACCCTCCGTTGACAGGCAGGACCACCGGCATGGGAAGATACAGCCTGGATCCCTGCGCCCGCATCCCAGACCATGTTCCGATCCAAGATGGCACCCAACAGTTGGTCTCCGAGATCCACGTGTCGATGGCCAATCGCCTGAGATCCCTGAGGTCCTCGTCGTTGACCATGGCCGCCGACCAGCCGGTCCATCGCCTGATGTAGCTCAGGGACACCCACGATGATGGAACCAGGGCGGCGTCTGGCGTCCATCCCTGAGAATGGGCAAATCCCACCGAGCCGGCCGGCTCGTGCACCGACGCAACGTCGTTCCTGATGGGGCCGTCTGACGGAGCGAACGACAGTCCGTACCGACCACCCTCGCTGAACGTCACAGATTCCCAGTACCATGCATCGGCGTACCCTGGGACCTGCGCCATCTCCTCCGGCCAGGACACCGCCTCACCAGAGTCGCTCAGACCGGCCAGAGCCCCATTCCTGTCGGTCACCGTCAACTGAACGGACGATGGAGAATCTGGGGCCGTCAATGCCACGGTGTACGGGATTCCAACTTCGGCGTCCTCGGTCGTGAACCCGTCAGGTTCCACCCTGATGACCGTCGGGTCCAGATCGACGCCGTCCACCGAGAATCTGGTCCAATAGACGCCGGCCTGTAGCACAACAAGCGTGGAGTAGACCCCAGGCGAGACCTCCTCCATCGCGACTGGAAAGGACAGGTCTTCACCGTCTTCGTTCGATCCTACGCCAGACCCGTCGATGCCGTGGATGACCACCAGAAGGACGTCAGATCCAGGCGACGATGGTGAAGTCGCGCAGACGAGATCGAAGGCCTGAAGCTCGGTGACCCTCACGTCTCACCCCGTTCTGTAGCCAGGGTTGACGGTCAGTTCCACGGTCCTGACCCAGGACAGAACGGCGGCCTGGTCCCACTTCGGTCCGTCACCGCTCATCAGCGTGATCGCAGACATCCTGAAGGTCGCCCGGCGCTGTGATACGGACAGATAGTCATCCACGCTCAGATCGACGAATCCGACGTACACGCCGGAACCTTCCACTACCTCCAGGGTGTCGCCATCAACGATGTCGAACTGACCTTCGTGAGCGTGCAGCCTCAGGATTCCAGACCCCTTACCGACCACCCGGTGAACGAGCCCCTGACCATCTGGCTTTCTGACACCTCTCACGAGGTCACCGATCTCGAAGTCCGTCGAGTCGTCCACCGGAACCTCGTAAACGTCCTCGTCCTGAGGACCGCCCTCAGCCTCGAAGACGGGATCACCGGTCACCGATGCCGTGGCACCGCCGTCGACAGGAGACGCTGATTCGACCATCGTCGGCATCTCGACGCCATCGTCCTCGAGGTCGATGACCCCATCATCGTCCTCACCGACGCACAGCAACATTTCGCCGAGCAACCACGCCCCGGCCTTGCCACTGACAGGCGGAGTGGTGGTCACCGTTACGACGATCCTGGCTGTGGATCCGGAGTCGACCCTCAAGACGTCCTGGGACTGAAGCGCCACCGGGATGGCCTCCTGGTACACCGGATCGTCGGATCCTCCATCGATCGGCGTGATCACGAGGAGTTCTCTGACGGAGTTGACCGACTCCGTCATGGCGACCTCGTACCCCTCCGCTCCCAGCTCCATGTCGAGAAACTCGGAGTTCAGGTCCACCCTATAAAGGCCAGGAAGATTCACCTGGTCCACCTCCGTCATATCGATGGAGGTGGATCCCACGGCAAACTCGGCGCCATCCCAGAACTTCCCGTCTGAGACGCGCCGGATGATGGCGGTCGGCGTGAGGCCGGTTTGCGGCACCCCGGAGGCCTCGACCTCCAGGGCGGCAAAGATGCGGTCCCTGCGTTGGGTCTCGTAACGCACGACGCCTCCACCGGCGCCGATCAGCGCCGGACGAACCGCTTCAGAACGACGCGCAGGGTTCCCGATCCAGCCGTGAAGTCGGTGCCGGTGTTGTCGGTCTCGACGTCGAGAGTGGCGCCGGCCTTGAACTTGTTCGCCGCCGTGATCGCGGTCGCCGCCACCGGGGTCGGGATCACCGCGTTCGCGAGGGTCAGGGTGAGCACGCCTCCCGTCAGAGCGGTCCCGTCGATGCCAAGGACGACGTCCTGAGTGGCACCGGCCCCGGTTCCGTTCACGGCCGGGATGTAGTGCATCGACTCGATCTTGCCGCCGAAGGGCCAGGCGGGAAGCGGGATGCCGTCCATGTACAGTGATCCGGCGGCCACGCCGGACATTTGCACGAGGCCCACCTGGACCTCGATGGTGGATCCGGCGACCTCCGCCATGTTGCTCTGATCGCTCTCGTCGTACACGATCTCGGTCTTGTTGGCCGAGTCGACGTACGCGGGTCGCTGCACGTCCGACGCCGCGTGGACGATCACCAGGTCCGACACCCGGTAGAACCGCAGGCTTCCGCAGATCACGTACGATGGACGGTCGTCGAGGTCCAGCGCGTCGACGATCTGAGCGTGGGTGGGCTTGGCCACGCTCGCCAGCGCAGCCACGGTGCCGGGCACCCAGATGAGGTTGATCGCCGAGGACGGACGATGCTGCACGGCCACCAGCGTGAACCACACCGCTTGGCCGGAGGTCAGGTAGCCGTTCTGCGACACGAGGGTCGCCTCGGCGCCCGCCACGTCGGCCACTCGACCGTTCATCTTCACCCGACCCGCCGTGTACGCGGCTCGGAGCACGGTGGCTCCTGCGGCTCCGGTGGCCTGGCTGGAGCGCGTCTGGACCGGCGGCTCCACGAAGACGCCCTCGACCCAGAACGGCGGGGGCTGATAGTTCTCGCCTGCGTTGCACAGGGCGAGCGCTGCGACGACGTCGAGGGACATCTGCTTCTCACTGGTTGGGGTTGCTCGCTCTGTTGCGGATCTTCGCGATGATGTCGGCCTGATGGGGCAGGACCTCGTCGATCTTCTGCTGTTCCTCCGGCGCCTTCGTCTGCACCGGCTTGAGATCCTCTGGCTTGACGCCGTCCTCCGTCCACGCCCCTGAACGCCTGAGCCTGTTGACCAACAGCCTGTGCTTCGGGAATCTGTCCGGCTCCAATACCAGTCGATATCCCCTACTCACCATCAGGCCCGGGGTGACCGGGCTCACAGCCCTCTCGTGCCTGACGGTGAACGTGACGAGCATCGGGTCCTCACTCCAAAATCCCTGAACTCTGCCGCCGTTCAGTTCAGCCGTCTCCTCAGAGCGCCGGAAGGACGGAGAACCTGGGCGTGATGAGATCATCCGTCAAGGAGACGCCGTCGTAGTCGACCACGAGGAAGTCGAGGTCGATGTGAACGATCACCTCGATCTTCTCGTCGTGGGGGTAGAAGACCGTGTAGATACGCATGCCGTTCCGGACCACCATGGTCAGGAACGGGAACACGCCGAGCATGATGGGCTGGACGTCGGCCCACTTGACGTAGTAGTCGGCCGCGGTGGTCGACACGACGGTCTGGCCGAGCAGGCCGGCCGTCGTGACGGTGTTGTTGGGCGCGGAGTAGGCGACCGCGAGGGTCTCCTCGACGCCGGTGGATAGCCGACCCACGGTCACGTAGCGCTGTCCGTCCGCACCGCTGTCGGAGCGGTTGACGCCGGAGGTCGCCAGGGTGTTGATGTTGATGGTCAGCGTCCCGTCGCCGTTGTTCACCAGGGACGTCGGCGCCATGCCGTCGTAGCCCTCGTCGGTGCTGTGACCGTCGTCGATCAGCTGAGGGATGACGACGCCGGGCTTGCCCATCGGATTCGCCTGAGCGCCCATCGCATTGAGCAGGTTGCTCCCGAGGCTGTTCACGATGCTCGGGTGGGCGTTGCTCGGCGAGTCTCCGGTCGCGGTCAGCTCGGTCAGCCAGCGCGACCCGATGCTGTCGGTGATGCCCCACGCGAGGCCGGGATGCGATCGGTAGGACTTGTCGAGCTGCTGGATCATGCCGGCCCAGATGCCGTTGTGGTACGAGAACCCGGCGTCGCGACCCTGGTAGTTCGCCGAGTTGGCCCGGATCTTGGTGAGCCACCCGTCGACAGCCGAGCGCTGTATGTTCAGGTCGGTGTCGGTCGGCAGGGCGGTCGAACCATTGATCCCGAGGTCGGCCAGCACGTTGCCGATGCCGGTGGCGATGCCCCGACGCACCAGCTGGTTCACGTCCTGGCCGGCGCGCTTGGCCGCCTTGATGGCGGTCAGGCGGATGCCGAACGCCCCCGAGATGGTCCGGGTCTGGTACTGGCTGGCGTCGACATCCGGCTTGTGGATCGGGATGCCGCTGCGGACGCCCTCGGTGGGCATCGGATGCATCCGGAAGCTCCGATCATCCCACGTGTCGAGGTACCCGGACTGCTCCGTGACCGGCGCGAACGTGGTGAAACGCAGCCAGTCGGACTCCTTCCGGATCCGCGCGAAGATCCCGAGCTGCGCCTCGGGGTTGAGAGCCGTCCCGGCGGGCTCCGAGTCAGCCTCGAGGTAGCCCGATCCCCTGGTGGAGACCGACACGCCGCCGTCGAGGCCAGCGGACCTCACGGTGCGCTGCGGGGTGGCCGGGGACCGGTTCTGCTCGACCCGGACCTCCATCACCTGGTTCGACCGCCCGGTCGCCGGGGTTCCGGCGACCAGGCCCTGCACGGCCTTGAGGGCCTGTTCGACGATCGGATCCATCTGGAATCCCCGAGGGTTGGGCTGTTGCGTCGTAGGGTTGAAGGACTGGACGCGGCTTGGGTCAGCCGCGGGCGCCGACCATCCGGTTGAGCGCGGGCATCTCGACCTCCAGCGGGTCGCCGTCGTCCTCCTCGGGGGCGAACCCGAAGGCTCCGGCGGGATCGCCCTGCGGGGTCGGCGAGGAGTAGAACGCCTTCATGGTCTGGACCATCGCCTCGGCGACGGACGGGGCGACCATCTCCTTGATGGCGTTCGCGAGGTCTCCCGAGGGGTTGGCCTTGATCTCGGCGGCGATGGTCTTGGCGAAGGCCGCGCGCGCCGCCGACTTCATGGCGGAGTTGACCTTCGGCGTACCAGAGATCGAAGCCGCGGCGTCCACGTCGACGCTCGAGACCGCGCTCGCGATCATGCCGAGGATGGCCTCTCCGCCCTGAAAGTCGCGGAGCTGACGGATGAACTCCTGGGGGTCGAACTGCTCGACGCCGGTGTCTCCCCAGGCGAACTTCTTCGCGGCTTCGGGGAACTTGGCGGCCGCATCCTTCCGGGCCTGGTCGACGACCTCGAGGAACCCGACGGGATCCTCCTTCGCCAGGGCAGCGAGCATGACGATGGTGAGCACTGGAGCCTCCTGAGGTGTTGACGACGACTTGGCGGCGACCCCGACGACGCCGTCGCGGATCTCAGACGCCCACTGAGCGAACAGACAGCCGACCTCTGAGAAGATGCCGAGGATGGTCTCCGTCGATGATCCCTCGCCTCCAGCGGCGAGCACGGACACCACGGAGTCCCTGAGGTGCACCTTGGCCTGGCCGAGCGACCTGACGAAGGCATTCCGATCGATCTGCGTCTCGGTATTCGCCTCGAGGCGCATGTGAGGTTGGAGGTCGACGCGACGTTGGGACGCGACCTCCGCCATCTTGGCGTGTCCGACCGCCACCGCGAGGGCCGCCACGCGCGCGGCCGCCTGGTTGGTGCAGGCGATCACCCGAGCGGCCCTGTCCGACGCGGCGATCGGACGGTCGAGCACGTCGATGAGGACGGTCTCCCACGCGTCGAGGGTCTCGTCGATGAACCCCACCAGCTCGTCCGCCGAGGCACCGGCCCGTTGGATCGCCTGGGGTCCCGGCGGATCCCTGAGGACGTCACCAGGCGGTGAGGCGGACTTCCACGACGACGCGGGCCGGTCGTTCGCGCCCCAGTCGACGATCGAGAGGTGACGCGGTATCGGATTGGTGAGCAGCACCACCTCCGCCGTCCCGTCCGGCCCGACGTTCAGCTGACGACGGCTCCTCCTCACGTTGCCTCCTCGAGGTGACCACGAAGGTGAGCCTCCGCCCCGGGCCTGAGCTCCGGGGGAATCGAGTCGAGCCTGGACATCGCCTCGAGGACACCCGCCCTGGAGGTCATCATGGCGCCGGACCTGACTCTGTGGTGTGGGAGCCAAGCGTCTGCGCCCCTGCAGGCGGCGAACGCCTCTCTCCCGAGGATCGAACCCGATGCCGAACCTGCGCGAACGCCGACCGACTCGAGGGACCTCACGGCGTCATCCCGATCCCAAGGGGAGTGGTCCGTGGGCCACCTCGACGCCGCCCTGGTGAGGGTCGGAGACTCGAACAGGGCGGCTGCCAGGCCGGCCCACGGGCCGTCGGACACGCCAGACACCTCGATGGTGTCGGCATCCACGGCGATGGCCAGAGGCATGCCGTGCGACCTGACCGCGACGAACAGGCCTGGAGAGACCTCCCTGACGGCCTGGACTCCCTCATAGCCGCATGAGGCGATCTCCGCAGCCCACTCCGAGAGGGTGGAGGGGAGCGCCACGGGCCGTGGCGCTCCGCGGCCCGTGGCCACCGGCAACCTGACGACCTTGTTGAAGGTCAGAGCGTCGAGGCTGACGCTGTTGAGCTTCCCGCTCCTGAGGCCGTCCATGGCCTCCTTGGACTGATGGACGTCTAGACGAGCCGCGTGGCTGTTGATCGGGAACGCCGGCGATGCGATCTCTGGCGCGTTGAAGAACGACTCGACGGCCCTGACATTTCGACCGATCCCGTCGTGCTGGATGTCCACCGACGGTCCAAACGCCAGCCACCTGTGGGCGAACAGCTCCACGTCGGTGGGCAGCATCCCGGTGCCGTGCAGATCCAGGTCCTCCGCCCTGACTGCGCCCGGGTCGAGAGCCGCATAGTTGACGAACCACACGAGGCCGCGGACTAGGTCCGACCTCATCTGGTCCATCATCATGGCGATCTTCACCGAGCTCGCTTCCATTTCTTTGAATTAACAGCGCCACGTCGACTCAGCCACGGGAGAGTTGGCCCGACGGGTTCGACGGACGTCGTCAGAGACAGTCCGCCGTGACGTCATCCCAGTCCGCGAGGGTCGCGACCCCGTCCGGCGTGGCCTCCCAAACGGAGCGCCGCCTCTGGTTGTCACCGATGATCTTGCCCTCGGAGAACAGGGCCACCAGGCCCACGTCGGACATGGCCTGGAGCATCCTCCACAGCCTCGTCTCGGCCTGAGGGGTCACGGCGAGCAGGCCGTCGGCCGTGGAGAAGTCCTCGATGGCGTCCAGCGCGCCACGCCGGGCCAGCTCGACGCACGATTTGATGGACAGTGGGCACGCACGACGATTGGGAGTCGCCGTCAGGATCCTCAGCATCTCAGCCCATCTGTGGTGTTCCGCCTTGGTCTTCACCAACCTGACCGACGGCGAAACCATCGGTCCGTGCATCCACAGGCCGGCGAACCCCCTCGACGTGTCCACGGCTCACCTCACGAGCGGCGTCTGGTACACCCAGTGCAGCGTGGACGGCGACCCGCTCGACTGCACGAAGTGGACGGCCTGCTTCTCGCACGGGCCGTCCATCGACAATCCCTCGCCCGAGGCGATGGGGAACCCGGTGGCCGCGTCGGCCTCCGACGTCCCCATCTTCCACGCGATGGACTCCTCCATGCGGAACAGGTGACCCTTGGAGTTGGCCGGCAGGATCACGGTCGCGTCGACCCCGCTGACCATGGCGATCTTGATGTGGCATAACCTGAACACTCCCCCAGGGTATCGACCCCGCGTGACACCGGCCACTCGGGGTCGGGTCGTCAACGGTCGATCAGCCTCGGCTCCAGCGACACCCGGGCCGCCTCGACGACCATCCTGATGGTCGACGGATGGGCCTTGGAGCGACGGTCGTCGATGTCGCACGGCGCGCCCGCTGACACGACGCGCTTCTTGACCGTCAGGTCCGGCGCGTCGACCTTGAGCACCTCCACCGTCACGCCGTTCAGGTCGTACGCGGGGGTTACCCGCCTGAACGTCCCCCGAGGGAAGAGGTACGACTCGCCAGCGGACACGTGCACGACGACCTCGACGGGCGTCACGGTCCCAGGCAGGCGGACGTTGACCTGGCCCCTGTCAGACGGCTCGACCTCCCACACGCTGAATTGGCCGTTGGGCATCGGCCAGGCCGACACCTCGATGTTGACCAGCTGGCCCGCGATGACGGTCGACGAGAATCCGAAGCGATGATCCCTGATCTCGCGCGTGACGAACGGTTCCACCTGGAGCGACCGATGCCACACCTTGACCCTCGGCCGATCGTTCGGCGACAGTCCGACCACGAACCCCCTCGGGTCGTGGCGCCACTCGACGCTGGGGTCGTCGAAGGCGAACACGGCATCCACGACGACGCGTCGAACCGCCGTGGCGGTGGCTGGACGTCGCTTCGTGACGGGCCTCACGGATGTCCGCTCAGGTCAGTCGGGCCGTAGGACTCGGGGTCGTTCATGCACGCCACCAGGATGGACTTGTACTTCTTGATGTATGCCCTCCACGGCATACGTTCGGCCGGCGCGTGGACCATGACGGCGTGGCGCTGCTCCGGCGTGGGGTCGGTCGGCGGGACGAACTCCGGCATCCAGCTCGGCCTCGGTCTCTCCGGCCGGTCCCAGCCTAGTCTGCCGAGGAGACCGGTCGGCATCTGACCGCATCTGAGGCCGGCCATCTTGGCCAGGACCATGCGCCTGGCCATCTCGAGCTCCGCCTTGTGGTACTGGGCCCTGTAGGTAGACACCGGATCGCCTGGGATCTTGCATCGGTTGTGGGTCAGCTGGGGGATCTCCAGCGTAGACCCGGGCTCGAGGGGGGCGAGCCCGGTCGGAGCGTTGTCAAGCGCCCACCACATCAGCCGTTCGGACGGGTAGACCTTCATGAATCTGAACCTCCTCTCGACCACGGTCGCCCTGCAGTGATCCACCATCCACTCCCACGCCTCTGAGGAGGACAGGACCCACTGAACCAGCGTAGATCCGGCCCACGCGGCGTTGATCGGACACCCCTCAGCCCCGGCGTGGGCCGCGGCATTCGTCAGCACGAGGCTCAACACCATGCCCTGGCGCCAGACGTGCATGTCGGCCAGGTACTTGGCTGACGTCCTGTGGTCATCATCGAGCATCCAAAGATCCAACCCGTCGCTCATCTTGTGTCTCCGGGCGCCTGACCACCTGAGGCCAGACGTTCAACACAGGATAACCCGGCCGGCGCGTCGGTGACACAGACCGCATGATCGTGGGGCCCGTTTGAGCGCCGATCAGCCGAGTCTGGGCCCGTTTGAGCGCCGATCAGCCGAGTCTGGGCCCGTTTGAGCGCCGATCAGCCGAGTCTGGGCCCGTTTGAGCGCCGATCAGCCGAGTCTGGGCCCGTTTGAGCGCCGATCAGCCGAGTCTGGG